GTGCTGACCGAGCTGCGCTGTCGATCGGCGAAGCCGGCGGAGAAAGCGTACAAGCTGGCGGACGCGAAGGGGCTGTACCTCTACGTTACGCCGACCGGCTACAAGTCGTGGCGGTGGAAGTATCTGGCCGGCAAAGTGGAGAAGCGGCTCACCTTCGGCCCATATCCGGACATCTCGCTGGCCGAGGCGCGGATCCTGCGGGAGGAAGCGGCCCGCCTGAAGCGTCAGGGGCTGGACCCGGGGGCGGAGCGGAAGAAGGCCAAGGCCGCGGAAGCGACCGTGGAAGTCCATACCTTCGAGACGATCGCGCGCCGCTGGCACAAGCGCAAGAAGGCGCTCTGGAGCGAGACGCATGCGACCTACGTTCTGCGCAGCCTGGAGACGGACGTCTTCCCGGCGAAGTCGGAGTCGGCGCTGTGGCAGGGACGCCTCGGCGACCTGCCGATCGGCACGGTAAGCGCGCGAATGGTGCTGCAGGTGCTTCACACGATCGAGGAGCGCGGTGCGGTGGACCAGGCACACCGGATTCGACAGCGCGTTTCGGACGTCTTCGTCTTCGCGATCGCGGAGGATCTGGCGGACAACAACCCGGCCGCTGCACTGGGCAAGGCGCTGCTGCCGGCGCGCAAGCGCCGCTATCCTGCCTTCGTGAAGCTCGAGGACGCACGGCGGGTCCTGTCCCTCACCGAGGCGGAGCCCTGTTACCCCTCGACCAAGCTTGCCTCACGGCTGATGGCGATCACCGCCGCGCGCACCACTCCGGTGCGCTATGCCGCGCCGGACGAGTTCGAGGATCTGGATGGCCCGGCGCCGCTCTGGCGGATACCGGCCGCCAAGATGAAGCTTCAGCTCGCCCAAAAAGACGACGAGGGCTTCGAGTTCATCGTGCCCCTGCCGCATCAGGCGGTCGACGTCGTGAGGGCCGCGCTCGCCTTGGCCGGTCCACACTCCCGGCTGCTCTTTCCGAGCCCCAGGCACGTCCACAAACCGATCAGCGAGAATGCGATCAGCTCGCTCTACAAGCGCTTCCCGGCTATCCGGGGGCGCCACGTGCCGCACGGTTGGAGGTCGAGCTTCTCGACAATCATGAACGAGTGGGCGGTCGCGGAGAAACGCCTGGAGCTGCGCGCGATCATCGACCTGATGCTCGCCCACAAGCCCGAAGGCGTGGAGGCAGCATACAACCGCGCAGCCTATATGAGCCTGCGGCGGGAGATCGCCCAGCGCTGGGCCGATATGCTGATGGAGGGGATGGCTCCGGCCGAGCAGCTGCTCAAAGGTCCGCGGCACTAGCCGCTGGCGCTGAAAGGCGCGCCGCGTGAGCGCGCCATTTGGGGAAACCGCCTTCGACGCGGTGATCCGCGCTAGACCTGACAGCGTTCCAGTTGGCGCTGTCGAGCAACGGATCTGGAAACCGTTCGGCCAAACCAAGGCTGAAGCCTGGGCGTTCGTCGACGCAGTGATCGGCGCCGCCAAGAAGTTCGATCATGACAGCAAGATGCCTGGAGACCGGATGGGGAAAATCGGCCCATCAGGGTTAAAGGTGCTGGAGGCTCTGCTCGTCGGCGTCGACTTCATGAAAGGAAGGATTGAGCCCTCGATCGCGACGATCATGGGACGGGCGAAGCTTGCGCGCGCCACCGTGGTGCGCGCGCTGTCGCGTCTGAAGGATGCGGGCTTCCTGTGGTGGATACGCCGCAAGGTGGAGCTTGATACTGAAGGAGCTGGGCCACGCATTCACCAGGCGACGAACGCCTATTGGTTCAAGCTAAGAGGACGAGCTGCCGGCCTGGTCCGCCTCATCATGGCCAAACGACGCCCCCCGCCGCCCGACGACGCCGTTACGAGGCGGGAGCAGGATGCTCAGGAGACCGAAGCCATGCTGAAGCGAGGCACCTCTGAAGACGCAGCCCGGTTCCGTCTCGGCGACTCTCCACTGGGAGATGCCTTCGCTAGCCTCGGTCGATTGCTAGATCATAACGCGAGTTCAATCGAAAGCCGCAATCCCGACCGGCAGAGTAATATATAAAAGGAATCGCTTCGCGATACGCTATTTGTCTGGTCTGAACCCGCCCCACCCTCACTGAAACCCCAAAGCGCCGCGACCAGCTCGACGGGTGTAGCGCCGGCTTGCGCCGGCGCGGGCTCTCCGATGGGAGAGCGGCAAGAAGCGTGCCGCCCTATTCGAGCCTCCGCGCGCGTTGCACGGGCGCAGCGAGACCCGAGTTTTCAAATGCGCGCAAACCGTCTTCAAGCGCCCTTCCCCGTCACCAAGTCCGCCCAACGCTGGAACAGATAGCGGCGCAGGGCGAGATGCTCGGCCCGGTTATAGGCCGCTTCCACCTTGTCCTTCGGCACGTGGCCGAGCGCCTGGTCGATCAGTCCGCGCTCCGTTGGAAACCGCTCGTTGAGGATCGTGGAGAAGGTCGACCGCCACCCGTGCGGGACGTGCCGGCCGACAAAACCCGCATTGTTGTAAAGATCGCCGATCGCGGCCTCGCCGATCGGCGACCGGCCGCCCCGGCCGGGGAAGACGAGCTCGCTGCCGGCGGAGAGCTTCCGAGCCGCGCGCAGGATCTCCACCGCCTGCGCCGACAACGGGACCAGGTGGTCCGCGGTCGGGTCGGCTTTGCGCGCCCTGGACAGCTTCATCCGCGCCGCCGGGATGCGCCAGGCCGGGCGCCGCGGTCCGATGAAGCCGCCCTCCCAGTCCAGGTCCTCGAACTCGGTCCAGCGGGCGCCGCGCAGCGTGCCCAGGCGAACCGCGGTGAGCGCGAGGAGGCTGGACGCAAGTTTTTCGATCCGGGCGCCGCCGAGCGCATCGACGGCGCCGAGGAGCTCGCGCGCGTCGGCCAGCTCGAGGAGGGCGGGTTGGTGCCGCTTCGCCTTCGCCGGCGCAAGTACGTCGCGGCCGATGATCGCCGCCGGGTTGGTCCCCGTGCCGGTTTCCGACATGGCGAAGGCGAACACCGCGCCGATCCGCTTGCAGATCCGGCGTGCCGTCTCGACGCAGCCGCGCGCCTCGACGGCGCGCAGCACCCGCAGGATCGTCGGCGCGTCGATCTCGGACAGCGCCTCGGCGCCGAGCTGCGGCAAGACGTCGCGCTCGAGGCTGGTCAGGACGTCGGCGGCGTGGACGTCGGACCAGCGCGGCACCTGGTGCGTGTGCCAGCGCCGGGCCCAGGCCTCGAATGTCGGGGCGGTGTTGGCGTGATCGTTGGCGGCCGCGCGGGCCCGGGCTCCGGCGCCGGCGGGATTGTCGCCGCGGCGCAGCTGCTCGCGCGCCTGATCGCGCAGCTCGCGTGCCTCGCCCAGGCTGATGTCGGGGAAGTCGCCGAAGGTGAGCAGCTGCTCGCGGCGCTGGTGCCGGAACTTCATCCGGAACGTGCGGCGGCCGTTCGGCCGCACATAGAGGTAGAGCCCCTCCCCGTCGGCCATCTTGTACGGGCGCGCGGAAGGGCGCGCGGCCTTTACGGTCGCGTTGGTCAGCATCAAAACCTCGTGAAAGTGGGGTGAACCCCGGCTTGATCTGGGGTTCACCCCATCTTTGCCGCCAGAACGGCGGACACGTCCTCCGCCCTGTGCCAGCAGAGAAACGGCGGAAAACCGCCGCGGACGTGAGGGCCAGCCCGAGGACGTACCCCGAGCTGTACCCCCAGGTGACCGTGCCTAGATCAGGCCGCAGACGTCGTTCGTGACGCGGCGCGCTTCATCGACGCGCGCCGACTCGCTGGGCAACAGGCGGGACCGGTAGACGACGTCGAAGCCGGTGCGGGCCGCACGCAGGGCGCCGAGCTCGACCGCGCTGCGCGGGCAGCGGGCCCGGGCAGCGGCCTCGGTGGCTTCGACGCCGGCCACCAGCGCCGCGTTGGAGGCACCCTGGGCGATCGTCGCACAGGCGGTGGCGAGGCAGGCAAGCGGCAACAAGGCCGCAATCAGCAGCTTTTTCATGGTGTGTCTCCTTGGGTTTGCCGCCCCCGCCGCGGCATCGATCGGGGCGCGGCGCGCGCGCCGCTGGCATGCGGTCAGGTGGCGGCTCTCCACCCGCCAGCGATCAGGCCGGCCTGGAAGTCGATCGCTTCGCGGCCGATCTTGAGCGCCTTGTCGGTTCCGTTGATGATGTCGCGGCTCCGGACGAACTGCTCGAGCGTCGCGGCGCCCTGGCGCGGCAGATCATCGTCGAGGTCGCGCGTGGTGAACCATCCTTCGCGCATTCCCCGGACCATGATCGCTGCGGCGATGGCCGGATCAAGCGCCAGATCGAAGTCGGCCAGCAGACGCCCACCCAGGCCGAGCTCCCGGTCGGCCCGTTCGTAGTTGTAATCCCACGTCAGTTGCACATAGCCGCGGCCGAAGGCGATCTGCCCGCCATGCCTGGTCGGCGCGCCGTACTTGCGTCCCTTGCCCCGGCCATATTCGCGGATCGGCTTCATGGTGCCGGCGGTTTCGTGATAGGCGGTGGCGAGCGCGTAAGCGGTGTCGGCGATCGGCCAGCCCGCATGGCCGCAGGCCTCGATGATCGCATTGCAGCCATCGACCTCGTCCTGCTCCAACGTCGGGCCGAGCGTGTTGGTACGCTTTATGTGGGCGAAGAAGGCCGCGGGTTCGGCCAGTCGGGTGGTGCTGGAAGCCGCTGGGGGCTGCCCGCCTGCATCCGGGGCGATCCCCGCCGCGGCGAGGCCCTGGTCAAGGGCTGCGATCCGTTCGCTGGTGAACCCGTCGGCGTCGAGCCACGGACGCACGAGCGCGAACACAGCCTTGCGATGCTGAGCCATGTTAATTTCTCCTGGTAAAGATGAGCGCGGCGGCTCAGTCGAGCTGGGCGATCATCGCCTGCATGTCTTCGGGCAGCGGTTCCGCCCGGACGCCGCCATAAGCGGCATCGAGCGCCTCGCCGATCGGGCTGCGCTGCAGCCGCACGAGCTCGCTCGAGGCGCTGAAGGCGCGCGCGAACGCCGCCGGCGCCGCGATGCACGAGGCGGCCGTGGCCGCGCCGATCGCGATCATGCCGGCGTCAAACATTGCTGATCCTCGCCGCCTCGACCCGCCGCAGCACGATGGTGTGGAGGGCGTTGAGCAGGAAACCGAAGCCGAGCGCGCCCGACGCCATTGATCCCAGCACCACCAGCGGCACCGGCAAGGTCCAGCACATGCCGGCGGCAACCCAGCCCGTGGCGAAGGCGGGCAGGGCCGCGAACTCGCTGATCGTCACCCAGTGGCGCTTGCGCTTCCAGGCGGCGAGCTGCACCGGGTCCTCCGGCGGATCGGCCGCGGTCGGGCCGAACAGCAGCCAGGCGAGCCGGGCACTGGCCGCGACGAACGCGGCAAAGAACGTCAGCAGCCACAGGGCCGCCGCTTCAAACTTGTCCATTATGTCTGCCTTTAGTTGGCGGAGCCCGGCCAGGACGCCGTCTCGATGTCGATTGCCGCGAGTTCGCCGGCCGTCGCGGCCGCTTCGATCGCCTCGCGCAGGGTTCGCGCCGCCGTGTGGCAGGCGGCGACGTGCCGCCCCACCGCCACGCCCGCGGCGATCATTGCCGCCGCGTCGTGCTCCACCACCTGATTGTCGGCCATGGTGAAAGGCTGCGCGAACGGCTGCCCGCCCGCCTGGGCGAGCATCGCCATGGTGACGAGGCCGTTGATCTTGCCCTGGCTGGCTGGATCGCTGTCCATCCGCCCGAGCGGCGTCTCGGCGCCGCCATATTCCGATTCGGCGCGCCGCGCTTTCACCCGCTCCCACGCTTCCGCCTTGAGCACGTCGAGCCGCGGCACCCAGCAGCCCGCCTCGGCGTCCCACGCCTCGCGCGCCAGGTCGCCATGCCGATCCACCTCGATCGCCGGCAGCGCGTCCGGATTGTCCCGGTCGGTGTCGTCGCCGACGATCTGGGCCGCGACTTCGCCGCCGGCGCCGAGCAGGATCCAGAGCCGTTCGCTCACGCGCCGATCGCCACGCTGATCGGGGTGGAATGAAGGGCGAGATATTCGGTGCCCGTCTTGCTGCTCAGCGCCGCCACCAGCTGGACGTCGTACGTGCCGTCCGCGGGAGACGCGCTTTGGTTGCAGATCGCGGAGCCGGGCTCCGAAGAGGCGAGCTGGCTGTTGTAGATCGCCTCGCTGCCCTGGACCGCTGCGCCGAAATCGGTCCAGCTGCCGGAGCCGGCAACGGCATAGCGCCATTTGAGCAATCCCGACCGCGCCAGCGAGGTCGATGCGATTACGTCATAGTCGGTCGAGGCATAGCTCCGGATCGTCTCGCCGGCGGCCTTGGTCAGCCCGGTGAGCTTGAACACCTCCACGTAAGACGTGCTGGTCAGCGTTCTCCCGCCGATGTCGGCGCCGCCGCCTTTGCTGCCTGTGCCGCCGCTGCCGCCGCCGGTCGGTGCGGTCCCGGTGGTGCGCGTGACGGTGACCGTGATCGGCGGCTGCGCGATCCCGCCGATCGTCACGACCAGCTGGAAGGTGCCCGAGCCGGTGAGGCTGCTCAGCGTCACCTTGCCCTTGTCGGCGCTGCCCGGAACGTTGTTGACGGTCAGGCCGGTGAGATTGGCGCCGACGTTCTGCAGCGCATAGGTGGTGCCGGCGTCCGTCCTCTTGTCCACGCCGCCCCGGGTGACGATCGGGGTGAGCACCTTCGGCAAACCGGTCGCGACGCCGTTATAGTCGGCCGAAATCTCGACCTGCTGCTGGATCGATACCACCACCTGAGACAGCGCCGTATTGTCGGCGTTCGGATCGGCCTGCTTCAGGAGCAGGATCGGCGAGCTGCTCACCGCGCCGATCGTCGCCTGCACGATCGCGAAGTCGTTGGCGCCGAGCTCGGCCGTGCTGACCGAAAACGAAGTGCCGGTGCCCGCCTTGATGTTTACGCCCGCTCCGTTCTTGGCGGTCCAGTTGATCGTGCCCGACACCGCCTGAAGCGTCGCCGCGAACGTCGCGGTCTGCGCCGACGGCGTGAGGACGCCGTTGACGTAGGTGAAGCTGGTGCGATCGGCGCTGACGAAGATCGCGCTTCCGTCCTGCGCAAGCTTCCCCGGCGCACCCCAGGCGGGGGTCGCGGAGCCGCTGGTGCCCTGGATGCTCGCGATACCGACCGACGAGTAAAGCGGGTCGGAGCCGTTCGGAAGCGTCGTCGACCAGCCGGTCGGCGGGGTTAGCAGCTGCGTGCCGAAATTATAGGAGCCTCCCGAGGGCGCCGCCGGCGCGGACGTGGCCCGCTGGTAGCAATAGACTTCCGCCACGGAGAGGCCGGCCGCGCCGTTCGTGCCGTTCGTACCGTTCGTACCGTTGGTGCCGTTGGCGCCCTCGACCCGCGCCGGGACGTCCCAGACGTAGGCGGAAACGGAGTTCGGCCGCTGGCCGAAGCTGCTCCACAAAGGGTTCGCCGACGCGGGAACGCTCGCCACATCGGTATACCAGCCCGCCGGCACGCCGCTGCTCGCAGCCGGCGTCCCCGGCTGCGCGGCCGAGCGTATGAAGATAACATCAACCCCCGCCCCATCGATGCCGTTGGTGCCGTTTGTCCCGTTTGTCCCGTTTGCGCCGTCCTGGGCGATGCGGCCGACGCCTGCCCACACCGGGGTTGCCGTCCCGGTGGTTCCCTGGATCGAGGCGGTGGCCTTCGCCTGGTAAAGCGGATCGGTGCCGGCGGGCGGAACAAGCGCCCAGCCGCCCGGTGGCGTCAGCGCCCTGGTGCCGAAGTCGTAGGAGCCGCCGCTCGGGACACCGGGCTGAACCGCTGCGCGCTGAAAAACGGAGACTTCGGCGACGGAAAGGCCGTTCGCTCCATTGGTGCCGTTTGTCCCGTTTGTCCCGTTTGTGCCGTTCGCGCCCTCGACTCGCGCCGGCACGTCCCAGACATAGGCCGAGGTCGAGTTGGGCCGCTGGCCGAAGCTGCTCCACAGCGGGTCAGCCGAGGCGGGCACGCTTGCGGCATCGGTATACCAGCCTGCAGGCACACCGGTGCTCGCCGCGGGCGTTGCAGGCTGCGCGGCCGAGCGCCGAAAGATTGCGTCGACACCAGCGCCGTCGGCGCCGCTCAGCGTCTTGGTAATGATCGTCGAGCGCTGCTTGCCGCCGATCGTGCAGTTGATCTGGACGGCCAGCGTCGCCTGCGCGTTGGCGAGGTCCGCGCGGTTGACGTAGACCTCCGTCTGGTTTGTCGCCGTGACCGCGCCACCAGCGGCGGTGCGCAGCGGCACGCTGGTGGCTCCCGTGGCGGTGAAGGCGGACGCGTTCCACGTCAGGCCGGCCAGCTCAGCCGCCGAGTGGTTTTCCTGAAACAACCGGACCCGGATATTCGAGCCGGCGGTGATCGTGCCGTCCGCCGCCGCGGGGAATTGCGGGTAATCTGGGATGATGTAGGCGACCTTCCCCGCCGCTCCGTCCTGCCCCTCGACCCGCGCGGGCGTGTCCCACGTCCAGTTCGCCGCCGCGTTCGGCCGCTGGCCGAAGCTGCTGTAGAGCGGGTTGGCGGAGGCGGGCACGCTTGCCACGTCCGTATACCAGCCCGCCGGCACCCCGCTGCTCGCCGCCGGAACTGCCGGCTGCGCGGCCGAGCGGATGAAGATCACGTCGACGGCGGATCCGTCCGCGCCGTTCGTGCCGTTTGTGCCGTTTGTCCCGTTGGCGCCGTCCTGGGCGATACGGCCGACGCCCGCCCAAACCGGCGTCGCGGTTCCGGTCGTCCCCTGGATCGAGGCGGTGGCCTTCGCCTGGTAAAGCGGATCGGTGCCGGCGGGCGGGACAAGCGCCCAGCCGACCGGCGCGGTGAGCGTTTTTGTGCTGAAATCGTAGGAGCCGCCGGTCGGGACCGCCGGCTGAACCGCGGCGCGCTGGTAGACGCTCACCTCGGCGACGGAGAGGCCGTTGGTGCCGTTGGTCCCATCCTTGCCCTCGACCCGCGCCGGCACGTCCCAACTGTAGTTGGAGGCGCTGTTCGGGCGCTGGCCGAAGCTGCTCCACAGCGGGTTGGCGGAGGCCGGAACGCTTGCCACATCGGTATACCAGCCCGCCGGCACCCCGTTGCTCGCCGCCGGCGTTGCAGGCTGCGCGGCCGAGCGGGTGAAGATCACGTCGACCGAGGCACCGTCGAGGCCGTTCGATCCCCGCACGCTCGCCGTGATCGTCGCGGCGCCCGCGATGTTGAGCAGCCCTGCCTGCGCCTCGAACTCGATGCCGCCGGCGACACCTGCCCAGGTGTGGATGATCGCACCGTTCTTGGCGATGACGAGATCGGCGCCGCGGCGCTCGATCGAGAATGTGTCTCCGGCCGCCCAGGTAACGCCCGCGATCGCGAAGATGCTGCCGCCTTCGCGGCGCAGCAAATTCTGGTCGTCCTGCAGCTGAAGGCCATATTCGAGGCCGGACTCCGCGACGACACTGCCGGCGCCGGCGTCGAACCCGATGAGGTAATATTGGCCCGCAACCGTTGGACGGACCGAAATCGCCGCCGCTTTCTCCAGCGTGCGGACCCAGCTCCAGGCGCCATTGCCCGCCGGCTTGGTGAAATTGTTCCCGTCCCGGGCGAGCCCGGAAAGAACCGGCGTCCAGGCGATCGGCGCGTCGGCGCCGTTCTCCGCGAACTTGCCGGCGCCGAGCCAGGTCGGCGTCACCGTGCCGGTCGTGCCCTGCACCGAGGCGGTGCCCTTGGCGGCATAAAGCGGGTTGGTGCCCGCCGGAGGAAGCACGCTCCAGCCCGCCGGAGCGGTGAGCAGCTTGGTTGCGAAGTCGAACGAACCGCCCGCCGGAGTGGCGGGCTGCGCCGCCGCCCTCTGGTAAACCGTCACTTCCGCGACGGAGAGGCCGTTCGCTCCGTTGGTGCCGTTCGTACCATTGGTGCCGTTCGTGCCGTCGAGCCGTACCGGCGCCGACCAGGCCGTGACCAGCGCGCCGGCCGACGTCTGCTCCGCAACCGACAGCCACAGCGGATCTGTCCCCGCCGGCGGCAGTGCAGCCCACCCTGCCGGGATGCCGTTGCCCGCCGGCGCGGCGGGCGCGGCCGCCGCGCGCCGCCAGACGTGCTGCTTGAAATTGCCGGTGCCGCCGTCGTTGCCGATCGCGCGCACCGCCGCCGCGAAGGTCGCGCCGCCGTCCATCGAGTAGCGAAGCCACTTGTCGCCGTCCTGATACGCTCCCCAGGAGTTCACGCCGTCCGGGGACCATTCGACCAGGAGAGGCGGCACGAGCGGCGCCAGCGGAGTGGCCTCGGACAGCCCCTCGAGCGAAAGCGCGAGCAGGCTGACATTCTCGCCGACCTCGATCGAGAACTCCTTGAAGAAGCCGAACACGGTCAGGCTGTCCGCGCCGGCGTCGCCGATCCACAGGCACGGCCGCGCCCGCACGCTTGCGATCCGGTTCGCGACCAGGTCCACCGCATCGGTCCGGATCAGCGCCCGGGCAGCCATGCGCTTCGCCCAGGCCCGCTCGATTATGCTTACCGCGCCGAAATCGTCGGTTTCCTTGCGGCTGAAATCGGTGATCCCGGCGGTCGGGGACGCCTCGGTGACCCCGAGCTTGACCAGGCGCCCGGCGAGCAGCGTGCCGACCGAAACGGTGCCTGTCCCGCCGATCGTGACCACGATCTGGCCGTTGCCCGCGGGGAGCGCGAGGAAGGTGATCGGGCCGGCGCCGACGGCGACCGTCTGGTCGAAGGCGCCCTTCTGCACGCGCACGGTGGCGCCGGTCACGTCCAGCAGGGCGAGCGCGTCGGTGGCGCCTGCCGCCAGGGTGACCGAGATCCCGCCGGCGCGGCTCGTGGCCGTGCCGAGTGCGCCGTCGAACATCGCCCAGCGATTGGTCGGCCCGGCGTCGATCCACTGGCCGTTCGCCGCCGCCGGGTCGTTGCCGAGGTTTCCGGCCGCCGCGCTTTCGTAAATCCGGTGCGTCGCCGCCTTGATCACCCGCGCGCCGAGCGGGTAGCTGACGCCCGCCGCCCATTCGGGATGGTCGGCCTCGGCGACGTTGCTCGCCGCCAGCATCGCCCCGGCGATCGCCGCCGGCTGCAGCAGCAGCAGCGAGGAGGCCGAACCGGTCGGCGCCGGGTCCCCGCCCGGATCGGCGGCCGCCGCCGTCTCGGCAAGCCCTTCCACTGTCAGCGAGAAATAGCTGATCGGCGGCACCGCCAGATCGAGCTCGAATTCCTTGTAGAAGCCCTGGACGTTCAGCCAAGCGAAGCGATCGTCGGCAATCCACTGCGCCGGCACCGCCCGAAGCTCCGCCATCCGCCGCTGGACGCTTCCCGCCTGGTCGAACGGCAGTGCGAGCCGAACCGACATGCGGCGCGAGAAGCCCCGTTCCACCACCGTGGTCACGCCGAAGTCGTCGGTGACCCGGCGGCTATAGTCGACGATGCCGATCGTCGGCGCCGCCTCGAGCGTTCCGAGCTCGATATCCGGGCCGGTGGACACTACCTTCATGCCGCGGCCACCGTTGCGATCGCGTCGCCGCCGCTCTGGTTCGTCACGTCGTCGAGCTTGCGTGCGATCCGGCCCGTATTGCCGGCGATCGTCGCATTGGCGACGTTGAGGTCGGCGCGCATCTGCACGAGCTCGCCCCGCACCTCGTCGAGTGCGGCCCGGAGGCCGTCGCTATTGTCGTTGGCCGCCGCCGAGGAGGGCTGACTGGTCGCCCCCGCGTCGAGCAGGGCGGCGTTGCTTGCCGGCGCGTTGCCGAGGCCGGCGACCAGGCCGAGCGTTGCCTCGAGGCTTGCGGCGGTCTGGGCCTGGACCCGGTCGAGCTCCTGCCGGCTGCGCGCCGCATCGGCCGCGGCCGCGAGCAGCGCCTGCGAAAGCTGGGGCAGGCTCTTGGCCGCATCCAGGTCGCCGCCGCGCGCCGCCGCGGTCGCCGCGTTGAACTGGCCCATCAGCGATTGGAAGCTGCCGCCGCCGGTCGCGTCGGTCAGGCCGCGGATCCGGCGCACCTCGTCCATTATCGTGTCGCCGACCGACGTCCACGCCTCGCGCAGCGCTTCGGCGGCCTTGGCCGCCTCCTGTGCGTCCTGCATCGCCCACACCTGCTGCTGCAGGCCGCGGTTGCTTGCGTCGAGCTTGAGGAGGTCGAGCGCCCGGATCGCCGCCGTGTCGCCCTGCAGCTCGAGCAAAGTGCGCTCCAGCCCGGTCCGCTCGGTCAGGATGTCGGCCACGCTCTTGGCGCCGGCCATCGCTTCCTGAAGCTCGGCAAAGGCGGGGGCGAGCTGCAGCAGGGTCGCATAAGCGGCCTGGCCCGACGCGGTGGTCAGATCCTGCGCTTCCACCAGGCCCCGGAAGCCGGCAAGCGTCGCCGGCATCGCGAGGCCGAGGCTGTCGAACACCTTGCCGAGCTGGGCGGCGCGGGCCGCGTCCTGCTCCGCCTCCGAATAATAGTCGCTGAAATAGGCCTGCGCCACATCGGTCAGCGCGCCGACGCTTTCGAACTGCGCGGCAAGGCCCATCTTGGCGTCGAGGCCGAGCGCGCGGGCGCCCATGCCGAGCTGGTCGAGCGTCACCGTCACCGCCTCCACGGTGGAGGCAACCCGCACCAGCGTCTCGAACGCGCCTTCGCCGACCTTCTGGAACTGCGCGATCATCGGAAAGGCGGCGGTGGCCATGCCGTCCGCCGCGGCGCCGAACACGGCGGCGAGCTTCTCCTGTATCTCCGTGCCGGTCAGGCCCTTGAGGTCGATCTTGCCGAGATCGACGACGAAGCCGTTGAGCCGGCTCTGGATGTCGCCGGTGGCGGCGCCCAGCGGGCCCGCGGCCGCGACGATCGCATCGTTGAACGATCGCAGCAGCAGCCCGAACTGCGTCTCCAGCGCCCCGTCCGCCGCCTGGTATTGGGTGGAGGTCTTGGTGCTGGTCGTCAGGCCGAACAGCTTCTTCTTCTTCTCGATGTCGCTGTAGTAGGACGCGTCGAAGCCGCCGCCCAGGATGCCGCCGAGCGACTGCGGGCCCGCGGAAAGGCCGCTGCCGATTACCTTGGTGGTGGTGCCGAACAGATTGCCGATCAGGCCGCCGAGCAGCGGGCTCACGCTCAGCACGGATCCGACGAGGTTCTTCTTGAAGCCCTCGGTCACGCCGGCGTTGGCGCCGATGTCGCCGGCCCGCACCACCAGCGAGGCGAGCCCGCCGATCTGGTTTTCGATCGAGCGGAGGGAGGACGCCATTTCGCGGGCGTAGGTGTTGGTCAGCGTGTCGACCTCCTTCAGCGCATCGATCGCGTTCTTCACGCTCTCGCTCTGCGCCTTGGGATCGCCGAAGACGGTGCCCGTCCCCGTGTTGGTCTCCTTCGGCGTCTTGCCGCCGCCGCCGAAGCCGCCCGCGATCGTGACGCCGATCGCCGCCAGCGCCGCAACGGTGGCCGCGCCGGCCGCGAGGTTGGCGGGAAAGGGAAGCGAGGCGATCGCCTTGGTCACCGCCTCGACCGCATGGGCGGCGGTGCGCGCGGCGCTGCTCGCCAGCTTCTGGCCGGTCTCGATTGCGTCCTGGGCGATCGCCCGCACCGACATCGCGAACTCGACCGCGCGGAACACCTTCTCGGCGGCGGCCATGGCCTTGTAGCCGTCGCTGCCTTCCTTGAAGAAGCCCTTCGCCGCGGTGGCCATGTCGCCGTAGAGGCCGATCTGCGCGGTCGCGGTCTTGAGCGCGTAGAGCTGCTGCTCGCGCGCCATGGCACGCTGGTTGTCGCCGATCTCGGCCAGCCTCGCCTGGTGCGCTGCATCGAGGCGCTCGCGATCGGCGTGGAACGACGTGTAGAGCGTGGCCAGCTCGCCGACCGCTCCGCCGGCTTTGCCGAAGGCTTCGCCGAGGCCCTGCCCGGCCCGTTGGATGTTGCCGGCGATCAGGTCCCACCGGTCGGCCGCGAACATCAGCGCGTCGTTGTAATCGCGCTGGGCGGCGGCAAGCCGCTCGGTTTCGTCCGCGATCTGAACCTGCTGCGCGACGTAGGCCGCACGGCGCGCCGGATCGTTCAACGTCGCCTCTGCCTCTTGGGTTGCCTTGAAGGTGGCCAGCGCACGCACGCGCTCCGCGTCGGTGGCGCCCACCAGGCGCAGCTCCTCCCGCAACTCGCTGAGGCGGGCTTCGCCGGGCTTCATCGTCTCGTCGAACTGCGCCTTTTCCCCGGCATCGAGGATCTTCTTCCTGATGCCGTAATATTCCTCCCACCGGGCCGTGGCCGTCTCGATGCCCTGATCCATGTTCTTGGCGAGGAACGCTTGCTTTTCCCCGAGCAGAGCCGCTTCGGCGCGCGCGGGGCCGATCAGGTCGTACATCGCCAGCTCGTCGCGTAGCGGCTGCATGACGTTGGCGTCGAACTCGGCGGCGGCCTGCTTGCCGAAAGCCGCCTCCCGCGCGGCCGCCGCCTGATCGAGCGCGACCTTCTGCGCCTCGGTCGGTGCCTTGAGGCGCTCGACCGCATCTTCCATCAGCCGGATTTCTTTGGCGGTTTTGCCAGACTGCGCGCCGGCCTTTGCCTGAGCGGCGATATAGCTGTCGGTCGCCTCTACCGCGGCCTCGTACTTCCGCTTCTGCTCGGCCGCCGCCCGGGCGGCTTCCGAATCCTCCTTGGCGGCGGCACCGGTCTTCTTCCAGGCGATATGGTAATGGCTGCCCTCGTCCAGCGTCTCGGTCAGCTTCACGCCGGCGGCGCGATAGGCGGCGACCAGCTTTTTCAGGGTAACGCCGTCGCCCTTTGCGACGTCGATCGCCTGGCCGAGCTCGTGGCTGCTGGTGCCCGGCTTTGCGGCGAGCGCAGCCCACGGCCCCTTCCCAGACTTGTACGAGACGTACTTTGCGTAAAGGCGCTCTTGCTCCGCCCGGGACCGAAGGTCGCTGGTGACCCGGCCGCCGACGCTCTGGGCGATCTTCCTGGCCTCGACCAGATCGATGTTTCGACCCATCTGGTTTGTCCCGGCAGCTGCACGCTCCACCTCGCGGTGTGCCTCAATGGCAGCCGCCTGCCGGCGCTTGATCGCAGCTATCTCAACTGCGATTGCGTCCGCTGACATGTGCGCGGCAACCGCCTTCTTCTCCGCTGCAGTGATCTCGGCGGCGGCCTGATCATTGATTTTTGCAATCGGGTCCACCAGTGCCTCCGCACGATACCTGCCGAGCGCTAGGTTGGCGCGGTCCACAGCCTCTTGGGCGGTGATCGCTTCCGACTTAGCTTTGCCGAGGCGCTTCTCTATGTCTGGGATCGCCTCCTTGAGGTTCTGAATGCGGAACTGCCGGTTGAAGTCCGGTGACTTCGTGTCAGCTTGATCGATCGCCAACTGCGCCTTGGCCCGATCGAGAAGGGCGACGGTTTCTTCTCTGATCTTCAATACGGTGTCAGCCCTCTGGGCCGCACCCTTGACCGCGAGCTCGAGTGACTCTCGCTCACTTATCTGGGATGCTCGGAGCGCCTCGACTTGGTCGCGTATCGCTGCCGTGACACCTTCCTGAGTGGCGGCAAACTTCTCTTTGGCCCTGCCATTAGCGACAGTTTCCTCGGCATCTTTCTTCAGCTTGTTGACGGCATCGTCGAGGGCCTTGTTGTTCTTGAGCAGCATGTCGACGAACGGTGCCAGCACCAGCAGCCCGCCGGTGATCGCCAGGCCCCACGGCCCCATGAAGAACCGCGCGACGTTGCCGGCTTTGCCTTCGACCTCGGAAAACTGCCCGGCGAGCTGCGCGCCCTGGACGGCGAATGCGTTGATGGGGTTGGTCCCCATGCTGACTTGCGTCATGAAGTCCTGGACCTGGTAGCTGGCGCCCTGCAGCGCCATTCGGTTCCGGGTCGCCGCCGCGGCGTTCCGCTCTTTGGCCGCGGTGGCGGCGTTGAGCGTGTTGGTCTCCATCCCGAGTTTCGCGACATACTGGTCCAGGCTGATCGCTCCGGCGCTGGTCAGCGCCCGGGCCTCGGCCATCTCGGTGTTGAAGCGGTCCTGCGCCGCCGCCGCCGGATCGACTGCGGCGATCAGCCGCCTGGCGCGGGCCTCCAGATCGGCCTTTGCTGCCGCGGCCGCGCGCACGGCCGCTTCTTCGTCGCGCATCGCGGCCACGCCCTGGCGGACGCGCGCCTCGAACATCTGGTGGGCGAAAGCCGCGTCGCGCAGCGCTTGAGCTTCCGCGTTCGTCGCCGCGACCGCCCGCGCAGTTGCTTCGGCCTGCGTTTCGGCCAGGGCCTTGGTACCTTGGGCGACCCTGCGCGACGAGGCGAACAGCCGGTCGGCGAGATCGGTGTTGCCCTGCTGGGCCGCGGAAAGCGCCAGGGTCTCGATCTTCGCTTCGCGCACCTGCTCCCGGGTCTTGCCGAGAGCCGCGGCCTCACGGTCTAGCTGGCGGATCATACGCTCGCCGTCTTTTTCGACGGAATTCTTGGCCCGGCGAATGTTCTCAAGTTCGCGCGTAGCCGCCGAGCCGAAGCTGCGCATGTCGGCAGTCGCGCCGCCAAGGTTGAGCATCCCCCCGGTGGCGCGCTCGATGCCCGCCGCGCTTGCAACCATCTTTCCTTCGACCGAGTCCATCGCCCGCTGAAGCTGGAGCAGCTCCGCGAAGGAGCCGCCCGTGTCGATCGCGAAGCCGACCTCAAGGGTAGGCGTGCCGTCGTCCATCGCGCGCCTCCTTGCAGGTGGAGGGCCGCTGGGGAGCGGCCCTCGGATTTAGTCGGTCAGCCCAGCACCATGCGAAGCGCTGCTTCTGCGGCCTCGATCTCCCGCTGGGTGATCTCGGCGCGCCACGGCGGCGGGCAGGTTTCGCTTTCGGCGCGGCGGCTCTCGGAGAGGTAGGCCAGCGAGAGCTGCCGGAGCAGCCTCGCCTCCCACGGCGGCAGCGGTACGCAGGTCAGGCGCTGCCACTCGCCGATCTCGGCCCAGGAGAGGGGCGTGGCGCCCATCCCGTTGCTTCCGGTGATCCCGATCTCGACCAGACGCTCGACGATCTTGGGCGCCGGGTTCGGCGGCATCGGGGCCGGCACCTTGTCCTTCTTCAGCTGGTCCAGGCGGCTGAGTTTCGCCGCCTGGCCGCGCTGCGCCCGTTTGCTGCCTTCGGGCGGCTTCGGCGTGGCATGGAGCCACGCCATCTGCCGCACGTAGAGCGTCAGGCCGCGACCGAGGCGGCCTTGAAGTTTCCCCAGTCGGCGACGAACCTCGACACCTGCTTGGCGATGAAGCCGAGCGTCTGGTCCGCATAAAGGGCGGTGAACAAAGCGGTGCCCTCGGCATTGCCGGCGGGCGGATAGCTGAGGTTCTCGAAGCGGACGGTGATCGCCGCCAGATCCTCGGCCGCTTCGCGGACGCGGTCTTCCATCGGCGCGACGGTGATCTTGCCATCATTGTCCTGCATGCGCTTCACCGCACGGGTGGACTGGCGGCCTTCGACCAGGCCGAAAGCGGCGCTGCCGGGACCGTAGATCACGATCTGTACCGGCTTCTTGCGCTCGGCGTCGGCATAGAGCAGCTCGCCGGCCGCGTCCTTGAGGTGGATGGAAGCCGTATCCTGGACGGCCGTCTTGGTGATGTCGAACATAGGTTAAGTGCCTCTCGCGGTAACGGGACCCCGCCGAAGTACGACTTCGACGGGAACCCAAAGGTGCATCGACCCGCCCACCCGACCGCGACGGGCGGGCGGGCCGATGCCAATGATCCGGCTTCGAGCCGGAATGGGGTTGAAAGGGGAAACTGCCCTGAGGGTGAGCCGCCTTAGGCGGGCGCGGCGACCTTCACGATCTCGGTGCAGATCTCGATCACCGGCGCTGCGGTGATGACGCTGTCGGCGCCGTCGACCGTCTCGGGGTAGCCGAAGACGCGGCCGCCGAAATAACGCTTCTCGCCGGTCGGGTAGGTGACCAGAAAGCTGTACAGCTTCGAGGTGGCATCGTCCGAGGACGTGCGCAGCAGCGTCTGGCCGGCATCGTCGGGATCGTGGGCGAGCGACGGCGACAGCGAACCGTAATCGGCCGAGCCCTTGTGCTTCTGCTTCGCGCCTTTCAGGGGCTGGAACTCGACCTTGGCGAAGGTCACGCCGATCGCGCCGATCTTCTCGATCTGGCCGATATCGGTGTAGGTCAGCGCCGCATAGCCGGCGGCGTTCAGGGTGGCGGGGCTGGCTGCGGAAATGCCGAGCGTCGAGCCCGCCGCGGTGGACGTCTTCATGGTCAATTCTCCTTGGAGGGGAGCCGGGCATGCCGGCGGTGGTCAGCCCACGGGGGGCGAAAGATCAGGTGGTGGCGTCGCCTTCGCCCGTGGCGGGCGCGGGCGGATCGGCGGGCGCCGCCGCGGGCGCCTTGGTGCGCCGCTTGGCCTTGGGTGCCGCCGCGGGCGCCGGGCGCGGCTTGCGCGGCGACGGCGCCGCGCTGACAAGCCCGGCCGCTTCGTAATTGCCGAACGCGCCGGCATCGATCAGCGCCGTGGATCCGGCTTCGAACCGCTCGCCGGTGCCGGCGTCGGTGAATCCGCTGACGATCTGCGCCCGCTTCCTGTTGGTCTCGGCCATGGTTCTTCTCCTGGTCAGGCGTCGTAGCTGACGCGAAAATCTTGGGTTTGTTCGAAGCTGTCGCCGGGGCCGCGCATGTCGGGCCCGGTGCCGGCGGTCAGGATCGAGACGCTCCGCCCGCCGCCGACGTCGCCGGTCAGGCCCGCGCAGCAGGCCTTCACCAGCGCGATCGCCGCCCGCTGCTCTCGGTAGCTCGCGGCTCGCACGGTGACCGCAATCCTGTCGGTGGTCCGGGTCGTCGCGCCGCGCTTCAGCACCTGCCGCTCGACCGAGCTGGCGCATCGTATCAGCAGCGCGGTCAGCTCGACCCCATCGGGAAGCGCGCCCGCCTTGATCCGTTCGATGGGCACGACGGCGAGCAGGCCCGCGTGGGCGCGCAGCAGCGCGCCAACGATGTCGACGCCGGTCGTCATTCGTCGTCGCCTTCGTCGATGGACGGCCCGCCATTGTGGCCGATGCCTCTCTGCTTGAGGCGCGCGTTGATGTAGCCCTGCGCCGCTGCGACCGCCTCGTTTTCTCTCCTGTCGAGGGCGGGCCTGAACGTCGGTTGCGGGTCGGCGCCGGGGTGAAACACGGACTTGCCGACAAAATTGCCGCCGATCACCAGCGAGTGCTCGCCGTCCCCTTCTCTGGCGAGCGTGTTGAGCCGCCTGGCGGTCCTGCCCCCGGTCTCGCTTACATCGACAGAGATCCAGTGCGGCGCGGTGCCGTATTCCAGCCAGGTGCCCACGGACCGGGCCCAGCCCGGCTTCAGGTCGATCCGCACCACGATCCGGCCGTCGCCCTTTTGAAGCCGTGTCCGGACGCCGTCGCGCACCGCCTCGGAAGGCGTCGTCGCCTTGATCTCGTCGGCGACCACCTTGCCGCCGGCACGCGCGGCGCCGCGCAGCACGTTGTCCAGCTTGGCGGGAGCGCCGTCCAGGAAGCGTTTGACCTCCGCCTTGCCCCGCACCGTCGGCATCAGGCCGGGTTCCCGGCCGTGCTGTAATCCTCGACGCTGAACTCCAGCCCCTCCCGCCGACCGAGCTCCGCCGGCCCGGCAACAATCTGCATGATCCGCGCCCCCATCACGAACCGCATGTCCGGCGTAATCCCGTCCCGGTACCGGATCCGCACCCGCGCCGCCCGCGCCGCCACGTTGATCCCGCCCGCCTCGCGCTCGGCCCGGCTCGCCAGCACGTCCTTGACCTGGGCAGCGACCTTGTCGTGCACCAGCTCCCACGAGCCGGAGCCCGCACCGTCGAGGCTGTCGTCAGCCACCGGGCGCTCGATGCGGATGCGCCGATCGAGGTCGCGGGAGCGGAGCTTCACAGCCAGAACCGATAATCGGCGACCAGGGCGCTTACATCCACGGGTGCATCGTCGAAGCGGCCGCGGAACAGCGCATAAGCGGCAAGCCGCAACTTCGCCGGCACTTCCTCGGCCGCCTCGCCATAGCCGACATCAAGAACGACAGTGATCGCCCCTTTCACAGCCGACGCAGTGGGCCAATTATGGCCTGGGGAGAGCCGGAGGCCCTGCTCCAGCGGGGCGCCCTGGAGTTCGTAGCGATCGGCATCGAGCAGCTGCTCGACGCCGGCGCCATCGCGATACCGGATGCTTGCCACGGCGCGGATCGGACCAACCCTGAAATGCTCCAGGTCGGCGAAGCGATCGGCGCTGACCTGGACCCGCTGGTTTAGCAGGCGCAGCCCCGTCTGATCCTCGACGTCTTGGGCAGCCGCCGCCGCGAACAGCTTGAGTTCTTCGTCCAGCTCGTCCCCATCGACCCGCACGAACCCCTTGGCCTGCGGAAGCGGGATGAGCTCGCCTGCTGCCGGCGTGATGGTAAGGGGCGAGCCGAACATAAATTAGCTCGCTGCCTTCGCCTGGCGCTTCGGCTTGGGCCGTGCTGCGGCCAGGGCCTTCTCCGATTCCGCGTCCGCGGGCTCGGCCTGGTCGGTCACCATCAGGCGCACGGCCTCGGCATCGGAGAAAACCTCCGTCTCGTCCTTCGGCGTGAGGTTGATGTCGGGACCGGAAATACCAGTCAGCATGCGGATCTTCATCTGCGTCTCCTTTTCAGGGGGTCGCCTTGGGCTGAACCGAGGGCGGCCGCCGGAAAAGGAGAGGAGCGCCGGTCGGCGCCCCTCTCGATTTTCAAGCTTAGGCGGCGGTGAGCAGGTGCTTGACCGCGGCGGTGTCGCTGAGCTCGCCGTCGAAGCGGATCAGGCCGGCAATGCCGAGGTCGGGCCAGAAACGTTCGCGCATCACGCCAACCAGCGGGCTTCCGACCTTGCGGACGAAGTACTTGCCCAAATCGCCGAAAATGACGGGCTTCTTCGCGGCGGCGAGGCCGTCCATGTGCTGATTGATGCTGTACGGCCTGCCGTTCAACGACGCCGGAACACCCTGCTGGACGTTCCCGGCCTGCCAGATGTAGCGGCCCTCGCTGTCCTTCAGCTTGCGAAGCGCAAGCAGCGTGCCGTCGTTAAACATGTAACGGCACTTGGGGCTGACGCGGTACGCCGGGTCGATCGAATGCTCGAGGTCGAGCAGCTCGTCGAAGGTAATCGCGGCCGCAGCGGCAGAGGTCTTGCCAAGGCTGGAAGCGGTGACGATGCCGTTCGGCTGTCCGGCGCCGGTGCCGGTCGTGTTCCGGCGATTGGCGATGCGGCCAAGGCGTTCGCCGATGAGATCGCCGAGCAGGGCCTCGACGCCGAAGGCGGAGTCGTTCGCCAGCTCCATGCTGAAGCGGATGAACGGGGTTGCGTGGACATAGGCCTCGAGCAGCTTCTGCCCGAACACCACGTCGCCGCTGCCGTCGTCGACGATCGCCGCGTTCTCCGCCCGGGCGGCCGCTTCGTTCGCCGTGTCGTCCACCGTCGGAATGGTGATGTTGTGGCCGCTGGTCGTGGTGATGTCGGTGACGATGGTGCCGTCGTACATCGGGCCCCAGGCCTTCATGGAGCGGACGATGAAGGCAGCCAGTTCGGTGGGGACGGTGTAGCCGCCCGCGATTGCAACGCCGGCGGACTGGGCACGGAGCTCTTTCAGGTCCTGCTTCGAAGCGACGCCGCCGCGAAGCGCGCTGCGCTCCTCCTGGCTCAGATCGGAAGCGTCGCCCCCGACGGCCAGGAATTTGTAGAAAGCGGAGCGGTACGTAACCGTGCCATCTTCCTCGGTGACGCTGCCGCCGCCGAGGTCTGCGTCGCCATTGGCGCCCGGGCGATGCGAGTCGCGAGCTTCCTTGGCGCGCTGCTCGGCGTCCTTTTCGATCTTCGCCATGCGCTCTTCGCGCGCGATCTTCACGTCGATGGCGTCGACCTCAACCATGAGGTCGTCGTGGCGCTTGTCGAGCTCGGCGGCGCGCGCCTCGTCGGTATTCTTGCGGATTTCGTCCAGCGCGGCGCGCGCGTCGGCGATCAGCTTGTCCCGCTTTTCGAGCAGTTCCTTCAGCATGTCTGTCTCCTGGGCATGAAAAAGCCCGCTGGCGGAGTGCGCAGCGGGCCGGTTGCAGGGCGGCTGTGGCGCCGCCGCCTCGGGCTCTCGCCCGGAATTTGGTCTAGCGGATGCCCCGCTCGGCCTGCGCCTGGCGGGCGCGGCGCTCGGCCAGGCGCGTCTGGGCACCGGCTTTGTTGTGCTGGCGGCGCTCGCTACGGGCGCCCTCCAGGCTGCGCAGCCCGATCTCCGTGTCGGTATATTGCGGAAAGGCGGTGATCGTCACTTCGACAAGGTCGACGTCGAGGATCGTCCGCTTCGGCGGTTCCACCGTCTCGTCCCACTCCTGCTTGCGTGTGCAGAAGCCGAACGACATGCCGGTGATGTCGCCCCGCTCGACCAGGACGGCGATGTCGCGGCCGTCCGTGGTGTCGGGCAAATCGATCTCGACCTTGAGCCCCTTGGCGTCCTCGTCGATGCGCAGTGTCTTGGCGCTGGACCGACCGATTACCCGGCCCATGTCGTGGCTGTAGAGCGCAACGACGTCGTTTTCCCGCAGCGATCGGGTGAAGGCACCGGGCGCAATGGTCTCGACCCAGCAGCCGCAGATGTCGGTCTCGGAATCGAACACGGCCGCGTAGCCGGTCACGGTGCGGCCTTCGGCGTCTCCGCCGGCGGAACGCACCTCTAGGCGGGTGACGTTGACCCGGGTCTCGCGCCCGTCAGTCTTGGGGCTGGGATCCGCCATCGTCTTCTTCTCCGTCTGGTTTGTCACCGGCGTCATTGGCCGCCGGCTTGACCTGGACCTTGCCAGCCATCTCGATCGGCACGGTGGCGCTCTGGATGTAGAGCTTGTCGCCGCCGGGCTTCGGCGGGCGGTTGAGCAAGTCTCGTCCTTCATCCGGTGTTAGCAGCGCCGTCTGCACCCCTCGCGCCAGCGCCTCGAGACGCGTCTTGAAGTCGCCGCGCATGATGCCATCGAGGTTATGCTCGACATACCGGACGTTCCTCTTCGCCCCGAAGAGCTTGAGGTTGAGCTCGTCTTCCAAGGCCTTGGCCCAGTGGGCGATCAGATGCTTGACGACGACGAGGTCCTGCTGCTCGACGTTGGCGAATGTGCCGCGGCTAAGCTCGTGCAGGAAGGCTGGCGGCAAATTGTAGACGCGGGCGATCTCCTGAATTTGGAAGAGCCGGGCTTCCGTCATTTGCCCCTTGGCCGGGTCGAAGCCGATCGGCTTCAGTTCGTAGCCAGTGGGCAACTGAACGATCGGCTTTCCGCTCTCCCGCGCCACGTCGATCGCCCGCTGGATGTCGCTATAAGCGCGCTTCTGCGCCTCAACGCCTGTGGGCATCGGTCCGGAGACGCTGAGCGGGGGCACGCCGCCACCGGCGAAGAAGCTGCCGGCATAGTCGCCCATCGCCAGAGCAACCGCGATTGCCTTTGAGCCGAGTGCAATTGGACCGAAGTGCGAGATCTGATCGCGTTTCAGGAAGAAGGCGATGTCGACGATCTCGCTCGATGCGTAGGTGCGGCCTCCGATCTGGTAGGTTCGGACGCCGTTCACGGCGCGCATCGATACGCCGGCGGGATCGATCGGCCAGAGCCCGACGACCTGCGTGCCTGCCCGTTCGATCCACATCAGGCCGCGGCCGCCGGTGAAAACCTGCTGCCAAAAATATTTACGGGCCGCGAAGCTGGACCACTCGCCGTTGGGCGCTTCGTTGAGAATTCGCTGCAGCGGGCCGCCTGCTTTGACGGGTGCGTCGTCTACCACCTTGAACAGGTGAAGCGGAAGGTTGGCCAGTGCTCCAGGGATGAAAGTCGCCGCGCATAGCACCGCCGGAACGGTGAGTGCGCTGTCGATCGTCACGGAAGGCAGGTTCACCCCGCCGACGCCGAAGAAGCCGAGAAAGTCGCTGGCGCCCACCGATACTGTAGGATCTTCGATGTTGGCCCGCGTCTCCGCCGCCGGCGCCGATCGGCGGATGTCGAAGCCGAGCACTTTCATTCAGCCTCCTCCGCCACCAGCGAGAAATTCGGGTCGTCCCAGGGTGAAACCGAGGGCGGTCCGTCCAGCGACACGTTGTCGGCCGCGCCGACGCCCATTGCCGCCGTCACAATGCCGTCGATGCGGCCGCGGGAGCGCTTCTTGTCGAAGCACCGGTTGCTCATGCCGTCCTCGTCCAGCGCCGCGTTGGCCGCGCAACTGTAGGTGACCGGCGAATTGTCGATCGTGATCGTCCTCTTGAGGATTCGGTCCTCGAGCCGCTCGATCGAGCGCGGCATGCTATATTGTCGGTCTTCGAACCGAACCTGCTTTCCCTGCGCGTGGGCAACCATCTTGAGGCCGTAGCCTTCCGGCTCGCTTGGCCCTTTGAACCGCCAGGCCGGGAAGCCGATCTCCTCGCAAGCAGCCTCGAAATCCGCGATCTTGGCCGGATCGAACACCAGCTCGCCGACCTCATGGTCGCTGCACAGCTGCTTCACCTGCTCCGCGACGAAGGTGTAATCGATCGTCGTGCCGCCGACCGCAGCTAGCCAACCTTCCTCTACCCAATCCTCATACGGCGCCAGATCCTGCACCGCCCGGTCTTCCAGGCCTTCCTTGGCCGTCCAGTACCAGGTCTTCGACCAGAGATGCCCGTCGTCGTCGATCCACGTCGCGGTGAGCGCCGTAAGGTCGTTCTTCTTCGACAGATCGAGGCTGAGCCAGCATTTGCAGCCGCGCAGCTCGGCAACCTTGGCGTCGTCGATCGGCCCCTGGACTGCCGCCCAGTCGGTTTCGTTGATCCAGAAGTCGGCGGCGCCGGCGGGGATGCCGAAGTAGAGCCGCCTGACCGAGGAGGCCGTCGACGGCCGCGTCCTGGCGGTCTCCACCGCCTCGCGAATGTTGGTGATCGGGTAGGTGATGCCCAGCGCCGGGAGCGATTTTCCCCAGCACGCTTCGTTGTCGAAGACCGTTTCACGGTCGGCTTTGTCGATCCGCGCCACGAAGGCGAAGGCCGTGTCGTTCTTCAGGTCGCCCTTGGCCACCGCCTGCGCGGTGTCCGAAATCGACGTCCCGACGAATTGCGACTTCGCCGGCGTGTTGCTGCCCAACACCATCATGGCGCTGCCGGCGATCTTGTCGATCGCGCGTGCCCAGATCTCGAGCTGGTTGTCGGTGGAGAATTCGTGGATCTCGTCCGCAAGCACCATGCGGGGCCGCGGACCGGATTGCTGCTTGCCGTCGGCAAGCGGCAGGAAGAAGCTTTGCGAGCTCGGATGCTCGATCTTGTGGGCGTTGTCGCCCTCGCCGCGGATCACGACGTGGCCGAGCTGCTCCAGCGTCTCGTCGTCGTCATAGCCCGGTACCGGCGCCCGGCACATCGCCGTTGCGTCCTTGAACAGGACCATCGACGTCTGCTTGTTCGCCGCGATCGAATAGATCTGCGAACGCTGGAAGCCGCACCAGCCCATGGCGTAGAGGCCGAGGCCCGCCATCATCGGGGATTTGGCCTGTCCCTTGCCCGTCTCGACATAGCCGGAGCGGAAGCGCCACCGGCCCTCCGCATTCACCCATCCCATCAGCGATCCGACGCAGAAGGTCTGGTAGGGGATCAGATGGAAAGGCTTGCCGGCCGCCGGCCCGTCCGTGATCGTGAATAGCGACGGAAAGAAGTCCAGAGCGCGTTGCGCCAGCTCCGGCCGCCAATAATATCCCCTCTTCTCCGCGTCCCTCAGGTCCCTGAGGTGCCGCTCCGCCGAGTGCCGAACCGATTCGCCGACAACGAAGTCGCCGCGGACCGCCGCCTCGGCCCAAGCCGTGGTCGGGTCGACCGGGTTTGTCTTAGCCCTTCGGCCCGAGGAACGCGTCGGCACTGGCGCTGCGCTCCCGCTTCTTCGCCACCTTCCCAACGCGGCCGCGCCGCCCCGGCGAAAGCCCAAGCTGCGCTTCCAGGCGCTCGGCTTCCTTCCCAGCGCCTTCCATGGCCTTGTACTGGGCGGACAGCCTCGGGATTGCCTTCGGGTTGTTCTCGTTCGGCTCGGTCACCATCCCGTGCAGCGCGACGTGAAGCGAGCAGCGGTCGTAGACCAGGTAGGCGAGCACCAGGCGCAGCAGCGCGTGGCTGTTGGCGGGCGAAAGCGTCTCCCGCTCCCGCATCTCGCCGGCAACCGCCCGCCAATGCGCCCGCGCCGCCTCCCGCTCGCCCGGATCGGGCAGCAAAACCGCCCAATTCGGCTCAGGAGCAATGCCCTCGCCACCCGCAGACGGCGTTTTCCGCACCTTCTTGAGCCCAGCACCCGGCTTCGCGACGGCCTTTTTCCCTGCCGCGAACACCGCCTGCACCATCAATCCGTCCCCAACTTTTTACTTTCAAACACCCTGCAGCGTACATGGCCCCACTGCGCGGTGTCCGGGCAGGGGCGCCTCAGGGATCGACCCTCCCCCCCTCAGGGGCGGAGCAGGAGGAGGATCGATCGCTAAGGCGCATCAGCCGCGAGGACTGCGGTTCCACGGATGGCCGGCACTGGTCGGCCGACCATCGCCGCCGACTCCGCGCCCCTCGATCGGCGCCGCCTTGCCGAACTGGCGGGCGGTGATCTCGTCGTCATGCGGGGAGCAGAGGTTCTCCGTGTTGTCGTCTACGTCCTCGCCGCCCCGGGCGAGCGGCACGATGTGGTTGACCACCGTGGCCGGCTCGGTGCGCCCCTCGTCCAGGCACATGTGACAGAGCCCGCCGGTGCGCTGCAGGCGCCGCTGCCGGTCCCGCTGACCAGCCCGGCCGCGCTTGCGCTTGTCCGGAGTGCCGTCGGCCCGCTGCCAGGCCCTACGGGTGCCCGGCATCGTCGGCCGCGTTCGTCATTGCACGGATGGGAGCCGTCACGTGCCCGACCTGGAGGTGTACCTCGTGCTCGAGCTTTCGCACTCGCGAGATTGCCTCCTCGCGCCGGCGCTGTGCCGCGCGCATGTCGATGAACGCCTGCACCTCCTCACGACGCGCAACCGTCAGCTCGGCGATCATTTCATCGAGCTTCGCGCGGTCGTCCATCCGGTGCGCTCCCTAGCTGCCGACCGTGCCGCCCTGCTCGACCGGGGTGAGCACGAAGCGCTCGCCCCCATCGATGCGGAAGCCGAGCGCCGCGATCGCCGTGCCCTTGGCACCGCCTGCCTGCAGCAGCTTCAGCGTCGCGGCCCGGTCGATTGAATATCTCACATGGGTTGTCTGCGTGGCATAGCGGGAGCCCAGCAGTGCGGCGACAGCCTCGTCGTCCTTGTCGAAGCGGTGACCCAGCTTGGCTCTGCCCGCCACGGTGCCGATCGTGCAGCCGCCAAGCTGCATCGTCTTACGTCCCTTGGGCAGGAGCGCGTGACCCTTGCCCATCCACCACGTGGCGATCGCGGCCTCGAGCCCGGCGAGCTCGGCCACGATGGGCGCTACCTTGGCATCGGCCGCGGCGTTGACCTTGCCCAGCATCGCCTGCCGGCGCGCCTCAATGGCCGCCACGGACGCGCTCAGCGCCCCGTAGGACGTCAGGGTAGCAGTTGCCGCCTCGGTTGTACGCGGTGCCTTCACAGCAGCACCGGGGCGGCCAGGAGGGCGACAACGTCGTTCATTCGCCCTTGCCCTGCCACCATGGCCCGTGCGGCAAGGAGCTCGCGCTCGACCTGCTCCAGCCAGCGGGAGGTTACCACGGCGACGGAGCCCTCGGGTATCGCCTCGATCGTGGACCGAAGCTTATCCATATCAAGCGGCTTCATGCGGGTCACCACGCTGCTTTCCCGCCCTTGTGCCAGAGCGGTGGGTTGTAAGGATCATGGGTCGGCGCGCGGAAGCAGGCGCGGATGCCGGCGGCGATCGCCTCGCCTTCCTCGACGTGGCGCTCGTGCTCGCCCTGCGAACGTGCGCCGAAGCTCACGTCGCGGATCAGCACATCGAGTCGGCTGCTCAGTTGCTCCAGCATAGCGCCGGAGCGGGAATGTGGGGGCCGCCGCCCGCTGGTGGCTCCATCGGGAGCCGAAGCGCTGGACCGGAAGTCGGCGCGGGGATTGCGGGCGGCGGCGGCCGAAGGTGGACGTGTGGACATCGCAACCTCCGACAAACAGCAAAGCCCGCCGGGGGGGACGGCGGGCTTCGGATCACATCCTGCGCGTCGGGCGCAGTTGTGGCGGGGTCGTTTTAGGCCGTTGCGTGGCCGTTTGGGGAGTTAGATTTTCGTCAAGGGGGGAACAAAAGTTGTGTCGCCCGAAGTGGTACTTCGGGCGAGGCGCAGGGCCATTCTCATTTGCGAAGCGCCATGATCACGAAGGCCGCTGAGACGAGGATCGCCGTTTCGATCGACTTGCCGGAGAACGCGAAAGCTAAGCCAGCAACCATGAGAATAAACGGAATAAGCGTTCGAAAATATGTCATGCCGCGACGTCCATCTTCCACCTGGTTTAAAGATCGCCATTTAGCCCGAACGCGGCGGACATGTCCTCCGCCCGGTTCGCTCAGTCCCTAAGGCAGAAGGGGCTGCGCCGGGCACAGCGCACCCCTACCCGCACCCCGACTTGAAGCGGCGGCCTAGCGCCCTCGCGCCCTGCCTCGAGCCCGGCGCCGCGCGCGCTTCCCCTTCGGCTTCTCGGTGAAGATGTGCTCCACCCGCTCCGGCGCGGACCAGAACCGGGCGCGTTGCCTTGGCTTGGGCCTCGGCTTGGGCCAGCCCGGATCGCCGAGGTAGCGCAGTTCCTCATTCGCCATTGCCGGGCCGGGCTGCGCAAGCCCCAACGTAGCCGCCGCGAGGGCAGCCGCTACGAACAGCTGCGCTCCGCCTCGATGGAAACTTCCTGCCATCACCTGCTCCTCACTGAAAGCCCGGCTCGAAGTACCACTTCGAGACGATCACAAGATTCCCGCCTGCGCCGCCGCCAAGGTGGCCTCGTCCACTTCCCGCACCACGCCGCCCAAGATTCGCGGCCAAAGGTCCAGCGCCGCGATCAGCAGCGCCTTCGCCCGCCGGTTGCCCATCCGGTAGCGCCTGGCGACGACCGTGAAGCCTTCGGCATCGCCGACGATCATGTCGAGCACCGGTGCGATTCCTGCGCCCACCGCCGCCCGCCAGCGCGTGTAGGCGACTTCGCGCCGCACTTGGCCAAGCCGCTCGAAGAAGGTGCCGTCGCCCATTCGCGTCGTGTCGACGCGTGTCTCTAGGCTGGCAGTCTTCACCGCGACGTCGCCGCCGATCCGCTCGGCCACCGCCGCGATCTCGGCCGCGGCGGCGAGCTGCTCGGCATCGATGCCGCCGGACAAATAGAGCCGCGCAAGGGCGCCCTGCTGGCGCCGGGCGGCATGCTCGTGGGTTTCGGCCGTGCCTTCGTTCTTGTGCTTCCAGCGGGTTGCGGTGGTCGCCTGTGCCTTGCGCAGGCTTCGCTCGGCCGCCGCGGCTGCCGGGTGACGCCGGGCCCAGGCGAGCTTGCTGGCGTCTACCCGGGCGTCAATTTCGCGCTGCGCCGCGGCCCGCCGATCGCGGACCCGCTTGGCCGGCGCCTTGCTGCACCAGCCGGCACCCGGTGCAGCCTGCACGCCCGCGCGTGCCTCAGTCGCTTGTCCCATCGTCTTGTCCCACCCCGGTATCCCGAGCCGGATCATGGTCGAGGAGCGGCAGGTGGGATAGTTCCGGGTTCGTCAAGGAGGGCGGCGCCACGGCCTTGCCGCCGTTGTCGATCGCCCATCCGAGCGCGCGCAAGCGGAGCAAGGCGTCCGCCTGGCTCATCTCGCCGGCGGGATCGATCAGCGCGATCCCCCGCCGCTTGCCGCGGGTGTGCAGGATCTGCTTCTCGACGGAGAGCTGCTCGACGAGCTCGCTCGCCCGCGGCTTGCTGACCCCCAGCGCGGCGCCGAGCTCGGCAAGGCTCGGCGAGTGCCCCCATTCCGCGAAATACCGCTTGATGAAATCCAGCGCGGCGATCTTCCGGCTGACCATCGTCGGCGTGAGGCGAACCGGGGCTCCCATGCGGCGAGTGTAACGCTTCGCATCTGAATGGAAAGAACATCGTCCTCATCGGGGATGAGGCCGGGCAAGTAAGAAAGCCAGAAAGCCGGAAAGCATCAGTCAGCCTTCTTTGCCCGGCTCGAAGTACCACTTCGAGCCGAGTAAATGCGCGCCGGCGTTCGCTCGACGCCGGCGGCGCGGTACAGCGCATTGAGGTTGGCGTTGGCCGACTGGCTGCGGCCGATCGCCGCAGCGCCCTCCTCCTCCGCTTCGCCGTGGCCGCGGGTCACCGCCCGCCAGAAGCCGTCATAGGGCCAGCGCTCGCCGCCGTGCCGGCTGTACAGCCAGGCGAGGACGAAGCGCAGCGCGGGGCTTGGCGGCACCGGCGCGTCGCCCGTGCGCGTCGCCGCCTCCTCCAGCGCGGCGAGGGCCATGATGGTGAGGTCGGGCGAAGCTTGCATCGCCCGGACAGATGGAACGTAAGGGGAACTAGGGCAAGAGAGGATACGTCTTCATCGGGGATTCGCGGGATCGTCTTCATCGGGGATGAAGCCGGATTTTTACTTCGGCTCCCCTGCGGCGGCGGCGGGCTTGTTACCACCGTTGCTTCTGATCGCCTTCTCCAGCCACTCACGATCAAGTTCGTCCTCCGTGTTCGGCTCGATCACTTTCCCGGGCACGGTGGCGGCGGGCTGTGGCGGGGTCTGGTCGCTCTCCTCGTCGGCGTCATGGCCATCGGTGTCGTACCCGATCTCCGGGTCAGGCTCGCTGGGGGTGGTGTCGGCTCGGTCCTTCCCCGTCGTCGCCGCGGCGTCCGCTTCGGCTTCCATCCGGTCGGCTGTAGCGGCCGCATCGCTGGCTCCGTATACCGTCACACCATCGCCACCGTAGCGTCGGCCGCCGCCGTAGAGCCGTGCGCCATTGCAGGCGAGGCCTTCCTCGACGTCTGCCCGGCTATAGACGTACTGGTCGCGCGCGGCTGCCGCTGCCGCCTTATAGTCTCTGGCAGCATCGCAGACCTCGTCGTACGTGGCATGGTTCTCCTTGAGGAATTCGACCCGCTTCTGCGCCTCCTCCACCGGATCGGTGCAGCCGACCAGCAGCAGCAGGGCTGCAGCCGTGGCTAGGCGCGGCATCACGGCGCCTCCTTCGTGTCCTCGCCCGACAGGAAGTAGATTGCCCGCACGATGATGCCGATACCCCAAAGGAGCACGGCGAAATTCAGCAAACCGCTACCAAAGGCGATCAGGGTCCATTTCCAGGCGGCGCCCTCATACTCGCCGGACACCGAGGTCTGGCGGACATCCGGCGCGAAAAAGCCCAATATCAGGCATAGAAGGGCAATAACCGCTGCCACCGTAGCGAGCTGCATGATCGTGCCCCCGTTGGGGCGGTGCCACACTCCGCGAACGTGTTGCGGAGCGGGCGCGCCGGCGGGAAATTCATAACTGCAGATGGTGCAGGTTTCCGCGGTGTCGCGCGCCTCCGTGCCGCAATTCGGGCAGGTCTTCATCGGGTCACTCCCATCTTAACTGCGACACCTGCCGCCGCTCAGTTGTCGTTATTCGGCTCGCCCGGCGGGCGGTGCATGGTGGTAGGCGGCAGCATCCGCTCGGCGACCCTCAGGAGGGCTGCCGGGGTGAGGCGCGGCATCAGCGGCACTTGACCCAAGGCGTTGCGGAAGGCTCATCCTCCCTGCTTGCAAGGTGCGTGATGAAGAGCTGGCCATCGGTTAGATCGAGCCGGATCACCTGCCGCCAAAACTCAAGCTCGCCCGCGAATGAGAACTCTCCGTGGAACGATGGCGGATCGCTGATGTGGTTCAGTTGGGCAAGGTTGAGGTAACCAGAGGCGTCCACGAAGAAGATGTGCCGCGGCCCGATCCTGACCAGCTCAGGCCCCTCTCCCTTGCGGCACGCCTCCAGCGACAACCCCCATGTCCCACGAAATTCCTCCGGAATATCCTGCGTCTTCGGGTCCGCGATCGCTGCAGTCGGTAGAGCTGCAAGCAGTATGAACGCCAACATGATGGCTCTCAGAAACATCAGCCGCGCTCTTCGGCCTGGAATGTCAGTGCAGGCGTATGAACGGTTGTGGCGGGCAGCGGGCCGCTTACCCGCACCGTGCGGACCAGGGCCCTCGCAAGGGTGCGCATCCCGGAGCCGAGGCCGAAATAGTCGTCGAGCAGCTCGCTCGCATCAGCTGGAAGCGCCGCCGAATCGGATCGATCTCCCGTGAGAATGAAATTCACGTCGACCTGATTCGCAGCCAACCCCGCCAAATACTCGGCGCTCGGCGTGTTTTTCCCGGTTTCGTAGCGGCTCTGGCTGTCGAGCGTCGCCCCGCCGAGGGCGCCAAAGTCCTTCTGGTTCAGGCCCGTACGGGTCCGCTCCTGCCGGAGGCGCGCAGCAAATTCGGCACTATTCCAGAAAGTGTCTTGACTCTTTTGGACATTTGTCGAAGTTTGGGGGCTCATTCTACACTTTAGGCCATGACGCCATGGAAGCCGAGTCCCTGTTCCCTCCGATTTCGAAAGAAGCCATCCGGCGGGCCAAGTCGCGCCTGGCGCTGGACGGCGAATCGGTCGGCACATGGGCGTCGCGCAACGGCTTCGCCGCCAAAACCGTCTACCAGGTGCTGAGCGGCTCCCGCCGCTGTATCCGGGGCGAGTCGGCGCGCATTGCCTTCGCCCTCGGCCTGCGCCCCCTGCCAGACGATGTCCCTGCTCCCGTTAGCGCCCATGCCGCCACCGTAGCGACGGCGGCGGCGGCGGGCTCTTGCGATCGGCGCTTTGGAATGCAGCTCGGCGAGCCGGTCCGGTGAGCGATCACAGCCGCTCCTCCCCCGCTTTCGGGTTAGTCACCGTTCCCGGCCACCACCGGCCAGCCTGGGTCAGCACCGACTGGCGCAACCAGGGCAGCACGACGAGGCCCGCGGTCCACGACGTTCACGGGGCGGCGCAGGCGCTGCTCGACGCTTTGGGCCCGCTGTTCCGCACCGGGCGCCTCAAGGGCCCCACCGCCACCGCCGCCGCCCGGCTCGAAGCCGCGCTCGCCGGCGCCGGCACCACCCTGTCGCCGGGCGCCAGTGGCGCCGAAGGGGGCCTCCCGTCCCTGCACGCGCCGCGCCCGGCGGCCACCGAAACGCCCCGAAGTGGTACTTCGGTGCGGGCAGGGGCTGGGCTGTGACGAAACTCCGCCCTCCCGTCTCCGCCGAGAACGCCCTCACCCGGATCGCCGGCGCGATCGAGTGGGAGGGTGTCGCCTGCATCGCCGGCCTTGGCGTTCGCGCGGTGCGCAACTGGAGCGATCCGGACACCGAGCCGATGGCGGGCAAGGCGATCAGCCTTGAACTCGCGCTGCGGCTCGACCTCGCCTACCGCCAGGCTGGCGGCCAGGGCGCGCCGATGCTTCACTTCATGGCAACCCGGCTTGAACTCGACTGCCTTGCCGCCGCGCCGGACGCCGCCGCGCTCGCCCATGCGACGGCGATCGCCGTCAAGGAATCGGGCGAGGCGCACGCCGCGGCGATCGTCGCGTCTCAGCCCAACGCCGCGCATGCCGACCTGATTTTCGCCGAGCGCCAGCTCGAGGAAGCAAGCGCCGCAACCAACACCACGCTTCACCTGGTCCGCGCCCGCCGCGGCGCGGCATCAGCGATTCGCGCCCCGGAGGTGGCGCCGCCCGCATCCACGGGTGAGCCGCCCGGCTGAGCTGGCCCCCGGCCGATCCAGCCGCGCGCCGGCGCATCCGGCACCACCAACCGCCCCTCCCGAAGTCACCCACTCGCCGCCCCTACGGACGAGAGGCCTTTCTGCTGCGTGAAGAAAAGGACAAGAGATGACAGACCACCAAGCCGCCGCCGCGCCCCCGATGACCCCCGGCACCTACCTCCGAAAGCGCCGCGAGGCCGCCGGCCTCTCGGTCGAGCAGGTCGCCCTCGTCATGGCCGGCAAGTTCGGCAACCTCCCCCGGGCCGAGCAAAGCCCGCTGGTGCGCGCGGCTGCCGGCGGCGTCTACGGCGCCGCCGCGGCGTTCAAGGGCGAGATCGAGCGCCTGGAGCGCGACGAGCTGCTTCAGGACAGGAGCCCCATCTACATCGAGCTCGTCCGCCTCCTGGACGGCGCCTTCCCCTTCGACCGCAACGTCTTCTTCGCCCTGCTCGGTCTCGCCGCCGATCCCGGCCTGCCCTGCCCGGCGATCTGCCGGAACTGCACCTGCAGCTGGAACGACGCGTGCATCGACGCGCTGCGCCGGCCCTGCTCCTGGGCGGAGGTCGGCGCCGACGAGCTGCCGATCTGCACCTTCTGCGCCGCCGACGAACCCGGCCCGGGCGAGCAGCTCGCAATCCCGCCCGCCGCCAACGAGGGGGAAGCCCGCCATGCGGCATAACCCCGCTTCCGGCCGCACGCTGCAGATCCCGGCGGTTCATCCGCTGCGCTGCCCCTGCGTCCTCTGCCGCCCCGCCGCCACCCTCGCCGGCATCGCCCGCCTCGCCCGCCGCCTCGCCTTCGGCCGCGGCCAGGCCGCCGAAGCCGTGGCGACATCGATCGGCCTGCGCGCCGCCGGCATCGCCCTGCTTCTCGTCCCGGTCCGCGCGATCGCGGCGATGCTGGGAGGGCTGCTGTGAACGCACTCTCCCCGATCGCCGCCGCTACGGTCGCGCCCACCGCGAACCTGCAGCTAGTCGAACAGGCCGGCCCCGAGCTGCTCGATGCCGCCGGCGCCGCCCTCACCGCCCTGCGCCGCCAGCGCGCCACGCTCCTGGAAGTCGGCTGCATCGTCATCGACGGCGCGCCCGATCTGTCCACCCTGGAGCCGGACCTCGCGCTTGAGATCGCCGAGCTCGACGCGGCGATCGCCGGCATCGAGCTCGCAGCGCTGAAGGCCACCTCCATGTGGGAGAATCTCGGCGCCGATCACCAGGCGAAGATCCTCGCCCGCTTCCCACCGCCGCTGATCGAGGAGCTGCAACATGACCATTGAGGTCGCCGGCGAAGCCGCAATCGAGCGCGAGGCGGTCGTGAAATGGCTGCACGACACGGCCGCGACTGCGCGGCGCATGTTCCCCAAGGACCGCCGGCTTGCCGTGACCCTCATGGTGAACGCCGACGGGATCGCGCGTGGCGACCATCGCCGCCCGCCCTCGCAGCGCGTCGGCGTCGGTTTGGACGACATCAGGGCGCGATTCGGGGGTGCCGATCATGGCTGAGCCCACCCTCAAATGCTCGCACTGCGGGGGCTTCGCGCTTGAGCCCGAAGTCTTCCCTGCCCAGCCCTGCACAGTGTGCAAAGGCACCGGCAAACCCGCGGCCGCGGCCAAGACGGGAGAGCTGATCGATGGGTGAGGAACGAACCTTCGAAGTCGATACGTCGCCTACGGTCGCTTATCGCCAGGGTCTGGCCGAGGGCTGGCCCGTATGTTCTACCAGGCGCGGCCCGCCAACAGCGGGACCTCCGTCGACACAAGAAGCGGCGCGACGATCTTCTATGATCTCCTCACGTTCGAGGAGGCTGAGGATCTGGCGGCGCCATACGTGGCGGACCTCCGCTGCTTCGGCCGCATTGCGGTCGGGCTCCCCCCTGAAGACAATAATAACGGGCCGGCCCGATCGAGCCCGGGCGAAGCGTCCCCCGGACGCTCCGCCGATCCCGCAAACGCGGGAGGGCTCGATGGCTGAAGGCACCGTCGCGGCCGACGAGCTGCGCCTGCTGATCGAGCGCATCGAGCGGCTCGAGGAGGAAAAAAAGGCGATCGCCGACGACGTCAAGGACGTCTTCGGAGAGGCCAAATCGCGCGGCTACGACGCCAAGGCGATGCGCAAGATCATCCAGATCCGCCGCAAGAAGAAGGAAGAGTATCAGGAAGAGGAAGCGATCCTCGACACCTACATGGCCGCGTTGGGGATGAACTGACATGTCCCAAAGTACTACTTTGGGCCAGGTAGGGCGCGGCTTCACGGCCAACGGCCGCGAGGTTCGGCTCGGCAGTGTGCAGCGTGTTGCGCTCGAGGAGGCGGCGCGCGAGCCACGTCGGGCCGGACCAGGCAGCCCGATCTTCCGCCGCCTGACCGAGCTCGGCTTCGTCACCAGCGCCCAGCACGTCAGTGCCCGCACCGGACGCCCCACGAACGATCGGCTCTACTCGATCAGTGAGCTGGGCAAGCTCTACCTCGTCATTGGGCGGGACCGCTGATGGGTCGCCAGCTTCCTCTCGACGGAACCAGCTGCAGCGGGTGCGGGCATGCTTTGCGTCGCAACCCGAACCGCAAGAGCGATCTTTGCCAGCCCTGCGCGGCGCGGCGGTGCGCCCAGGATCCGGCGCGGCGGCGTGTTGCCGCGGGCAGCATGAAGGCTCGGTTCAGCGATCCAATCTACGTTGCCGCGCATAGCCAGCGCACGGCCGCTGGGAAGCGTCGGCGCTTGGCCTCGGACAGCGGCTACCGGGCAGAACTGTGCGCCACTGTTGCCGCGCTGCGTGCTCGAAAGGTGGCGGCGTTCCACGCCTGGTGTCCGGTTGAATATCGAGAAGAGTACCGGCGGCTGCGGCTGAAGAAGCTCACCGCCCGAGAGGCGAAGAAGCTCATCCTTGATCTGATCGCGGCCGACGCCGCCCGCTACCGGCGAACCGGCGAGCTGCCACAGGCAAAGCGCGCCGCGATGACCGCCGCCATACCTCCGGGGCCGGGCTCTCACCCGGCCCCGGAGCCCGCTCCCTCTCCGTCGTGCTGCGTGCACGGCGTGGAGCGGCTCTCGCCGCCCGCCGGAAACGGCGCTCGGCAGCCCCCTACAGGCCACCGGAGACTCGACGATGCATAGCACCGCGCCCCTAGCCGCGCTCTACGTTTCTGCGCTCAACGTCCGCAAAACCGACCGCGCGCTCGACATCGAGCCGCTTGCCGACAACATTGCCGCCCACGGCCTGATCGAGCCGCTCGTCGTCGTCGACGAAGGCAAGGGGCACGGCGCCCTTGGCGTCATCGCCGGCGGCCGCCGCTACCTCGCCCTGCAGCTGCTCGCCAACGGCGGCGAATGGCCGGTCGGCAAGCTCGACGTGATGGCCATCCCCGTCTCGATCCGCGGCCTGGACGAGGCGCGCGAGATCAGCCTGTCCGAGAACGTCCACAGCGTCGTCATGAATCCGGTCGACGAGCTGGAGGCCTATGCCGCCATCATCGCCGATTATGCGGCGGGCGGCGAGGCCGACGAGGAGGCGCGGATCGCGCGCTGCGCCCGTCACTTCGGCAAGACCGAGCGCTACGTCGAGCAGCGCCTGCGCCTGGCGGCTCTCGCGCCCGAGATCCGCGACGCGCTGCGCGCCGGCACGATCGGCCTCGATGTCGCCAAGGCTTATGCAACGGTGGCCGACCCCGAGCTTCAGCGCCAGGTCTTCGCAGGCCAGGAGGCGCAGCGCGGCCACAGCGTGTCCGCGATCCGCCGGGCCATGGCGGGCCGGACCTATCGCACCACCGATCGCTGGGTGGTCTATGCGGGCCTTGACGATTACGTTGCCGCCGGCGGTCGGCTCGACCGCGACCTGTTCATGGGCGTCGAGCAGGGCAGCCTCGTCCTCGACACTGCGATCATCGACCGACTCTGCACCGAGAAGGGCGATGCCGAGGCGCAGCGCTGCGCTCCGGAATCGGGCTTCGGCGCCGGCATCCTCAGAGGCTGGGGCGACGCAAGCTGCATGTGGCCGCGCACGCCCCCGGGATGCGAGCGTGTCTACGCTCTTTCCGACCTCACGCCCGAGGAGCGCGCCGCCTCGACCGTGCTGTGCGCGATCACGCCCGACGGCAAAAGGGTCAAAGCGACCGACGAAGGCTTCCGCCCGATCCGACAGCTGCAGGAATCCAACGCAGCGTCGGCGTCGGCCGCCGCCGCCAGCGGCTTCCTGCCGCTGCGCACCGGCGCCACGGCCGCTGCGACGCCCGCCAAGGCGGAAAGCGAGATCGAGCGCCTGGCACGGATCCGCCGCGCCAAGATCGAGGCCGCCGCGCTGCGCCTGGCCTTTCCACGCTTTGAAGGCACGCCGCTCGATGGCCGCGCCTATTGGGCGCCGGCCGAGGTCTTCGACGATCCCCGCGGCACCCTGCCGGCCGTCCAGGAGGACGAAGACCATTACGCCGTCGCCGTCTACGTGCGCATCCCCAAGGCCGACGTCCACCGCGCGATGGACGATGCCGAAGCCCAGGTCGACGGCCTGCCGCCGAAGCGGCGCTCGACCGAGGACTGGACGGAGGAGACGCCGCCCGAGGCGCTGACCGCGCCCGAGCTCGCCGACATGATCGACAAGCGCTTCGCGGTAGTCAGCTACGAGGACGACTATGACGGCGGCCGCGCTGCGGAAAGGTTCGCGCTCGACCTGATCGCCGAGCTGCAGCGCGATCACGGCGCCCGCTACCGAAGCACCGGCCACACCGACGTGCTCACCCTGGCGGGCATCACCTGCTCCTGCACCGCCGGGCGGCGCGCTCTCCTGAGGGCATGGGCAAGGAAGGCCCGCGAGGCAGATACAGCCGCAGCGCCGGCCGAGCTGGAGACGGCATTGTGATGGCCAGTCACGCAGCCTTCGTGCCTTCTTTCCCCGCCGCCCCGCGTCGCCTCGGAAACAACGGCCGCTGGCCGCAATGGACGGCGGAGGAGGATGCGCGCCTTCGCACCGCCTACGAAGCCGGCGAGCCGCTGGACGAAGTCGCCGCCGAGCTGGAGCGCCCGATCAAGGGCGTCCGATCCCGCGCCCTCGCGATCGGCGTGGCGGGCAAGCACGCAAAGGGGCGCGGCGGGTTCGCTATCGAGCGGGAGTGGACGGCGATGGAAGACGAGCGGATCCGTGAGGCCTACGGCAAGGTGCCGACTGCCGCGCTCGCCCTTGAGCTGAGCCGGCCGCAGGGCGGCGTGTACCAGCGGGCCTGGCGTCTCGGCATCAAGCACGGCTCCCGCGAAGTTTGGAGCCGAGACGAGCGGGAGGCGCTCCGGATCGCGCACGAGCGGGGGATAGCGCTTAGCGACGCCGTGATCGCCTTGGGGCGGAACTACCAGGCCGTCGCCAAGATCGCGCAGAAGAGAGGCTTCCGGTTTGGCACCCGCCCGAGCCTTCTCGTACCCCCCACCCTTGCGGACCTTCTCGCCCTTGAGGACACGGCCGTGCCTCTTCCTCCGGTTCGAGCAGGCTCACCCTATCGCCTCGACGGCGAGGGACGGCCGAGGGCTGTACGGCAGCCGGAGCTATGGCCGGCCGAGAAGCAGGATCGGTTCCTGGAGGCGCTGGAGCAGACCGGCTCGATCGAGGCCTCGCTTGCCGCAGTTGGGCTGAAGCCGATCTCGCGCAAGGCCGCCTATCGGCAGAAGCACCGCAACCCCGACTTCTCCACACGCTGGGATGCGGCGCTGAAGGCGTCGCCTTACCGGCCAGGCCCGAAACCGCGGCCAAAGGCGCCGGCGGCGCCACGTGTCCCGGCCACGCCAAAGCCCACGACCGCGCGCCGCCGCCCTGACACGCCCGGGAGGCGGCCCGTCGAGGCTGCCCGCCCGGCGGCCCAGCCGGCACCGGCGCCTGCAGCGGCGCTTCGGCCCACTCCGGCGCCGGCGCAGCGCACGCCTGCCGACCGCCTACAGCTGATCCGCGAGATCGGCCAGCGCCTGCAGAGTCCAGCGCCGGCGGTACGTCCGGGCGCCTCCTGGGTCGAGAACCGCATCGGCCAGGTCGAGCGCGCCAAGGCGTTCCTGCGCGAAAAGGGCTGCCGGATCCGCAGCGCCTCCGACGATCGCTTCACCTACTACGTCACCGGCCTCGCTGGCGAATATACCGGCGCGCAGCTGGTCGAGATCGCAGCGCACCGCGGCATGGAGCTGCCGGCATGATTGCCCTCGCCCCTGCTCCCCGCGTCTCGATCGACGCGATCAAGGCCGTCGTTGCCGCCGAGTGGTGGGTCCGGGTGCGCGACCTCGAAAGCGACCGCCGCGACCGGTCCGTGTCGCGGCCGCGCCAGGTGGCCTTCTATCTCGCCAAGGACCTCACCCGCTGCTCGCTGCCCCATATCGGCCGCCACTTCGGCTTCCGCGACCACACCACCGTCATGCACGGCATTCGCCGGATCGGCGCGCTGCTGCAGAGCGACGACGATCTCGCCGCCGCCGTCGCCCGCCTGCGCGCCCAGCTCGCCCCCGAGCCGCCGCCTCCGCCCGAGCCGCCGCACGAAGCCCAGCCCGCCTTCTTCCACGGTCCCCTGTTCGACGTCGGGCGGGTGGCGGCATGAGGGGTTCGTCTGCATCGGGGATGCAGCCGCCCGAGCTCGCCACCTTGCTCGTGTCGGTGCCTGCGACCGAAAGATTCATGCTTATGCGCACCTCGTCCGGATTCGAGGAGGCGCATCGCTACGCCGCCAAGGTTGGCCGGCAGGTCTGGTACGCCTTCGGACCGACCGCTGAAGAAGCAATGGTCGAGGCGGCCACGAACTTCGCCGCCGGCCTCGACAACGGCGACGCTCCCGAGGCGAACCGCCAGCTGCAGCTAAGGGATTTGGTCGATGGCTAAACCCGAGATCGAGTTCGTTCACCCGGTCGCCTGGCCGGCGGGGCGGCCCCGCACCCAGCCGGATCAGCGGAAGGACGCGCTCTGGCGGGACGCAGGCAAGCGCATCACGTTCGATGTCGCTGTTAAGCGGCTGCGCGACCAGATCGACGCGATCACCCCCACCGGCCGCAATTGGCGGGTGCTCGAGCAGACGCTCTCGACCAACTACGACCTGCGCGCCGATGGCCGGCCGCGGCGCGATCGCGGCGCTCCGAGCGATCCGGCCGTCGCCTTCTTCTTCGAGCTTGACGGCCAGCCCCACGTCCTCGCCTGCGACCGCTGGTCGAGCGTCGCCGACAACATCGCGGCGATCGCCGCCCACATCGAGGCGCTGCGCGGTCAGGAGCGCTGGGGCGTGGCCGACATGAAGCAGGCCTTCGCCGGCCACGTGGCACTGCCGGCGCCGGAGCAATGGTGTCAGGTGCTCGGCCTCAAGCCCGGTGCGACGGCCGCCGAGATCAACGCCGCCTGGCGCGAGCGGGCGAACACCGCGCACCCCGACAAGCCGGGCGGCTCCGACGCCGCCATGGCCCGCCTCAACGCCGCCCGCGATGACGGTCTGAGGGCGATGAAGTGACCCCGCTCGAGCAAAGCATCGTCGACGCCGTCGCCCGCGTGACGAAGGAAGGGCTGCAGATCAGGGCCATCTACCTGCGCCCGGACGAGATCGACGAACTCGGCGGACGCGAGGAGCTCGGCGGCCTGCCGCTCCGGCCGATCCGCGGCAAGGGCAGCGCCTGCATCTACACCCGCCACGGCGTCCGCCGCTCGATCGCGACGCCCCGCCGCAAGCCCGCGCCGGCGCCAAAGTCCCGCCGCTCCTCCACCCCGGTTCCAGCTCCGATGGAGCCGAACCCATGAGCAAGGGCCCCGGACGCACCATCAGCGACACGCTTGCGAACGTCGCGGCGCGGCTCCGCAGCACGCACCAGGGCGAGCGGGATTCGGCCCGCAGCCTCCTGCTCATGATGTGCAAGAAGTACAACCGCGATCCCCGAGACTATGGCGTAGAGCCTCTGACCGAACCCGAGTGGGACGAGAAGCTGTTCGCCAAGACCTGGCGCTACGAACGCGCCAAGCTGCTGCAACGGCTTGCCCACCAGGGTGACGCTGACGCGGAGACAGCACCGGATCCCGCGGCCGTTCGATACGCTGCACGCCTGCGTCGCTTCGAAGCAGCGCGGATCATGCACTGGCTGCGACACCGGGTGAGGGTGGAAACCGGCGACGGCGGCGGCTGCGCCATTATGATTCCGGGCTACGAGGACGTCCCGCACCAGGATTACTGCGAGTCGCCCGTCTGCCCGCATCAGGGCCGACCCACGAGGCAGGCCGCATGAGCAGCGACTTCTTCCTGCTCCCCCGCTCCGAACGCGCCGCGCTGAATCTCGCCGCCCGCGAAGCCGAGGTGGACCACGGCCTGCCCTCTCCAACCCAGCACCACGGAAACCAGCATTGATGACCGCCCAGCCGCATGCCGACCCGTCTGGTCCGCCTGCCCTCGCCGGCAGCGGCGACGTTCGCAGCCGCAACCTCGCCCGACGCGGCGAAGTGCAGGCGGTGCTCGACGATCCGTATCTGACCCGCGCCCAGGTGGAGGCCGAGACCGGCTTCAGCCGCGCCACCCTGTTCCGCCGGATCAAGAGCGGCACGTTCCCGCCCGGCAAGGACGTCGGCAACGGCCAGCGCCGCTGGCCGCGGTGCCGAATCGAGGCGTGGAAAAGCAAGGGCGCCGCCTGGCGCGAAGCCCTTCCGGCCGACCACCACCTCTAACCCACCCGCCACCGAGCGGCCCCTGGGGAGGGGCACGCACGGGGGCACCGCCATCACCACCAAACCAAAACACAACGGTAAGTCAGGGAGTTAAGCATGCAGTTCGAGAGGGTCCCTGGGCACCACTCCTCCACAAACCCGCGGAACTTCGGAAAAAAGCCGGCTTTTCTTCTCACGCCCGATGCGCGGAGAGGTGATGCAGCACGATGCCCGATGTGGTCGCGACGTTGAGCGAGTCAAAGCCCGAGGCCATCGCAATCCGCACGCTCCTTGTGCGGCCGATCAGCTCGGGCGGCAGACCCGGGCCCTCCGCCCCAAGGAGTAAGGCATTGCGCGCGCCTGGACGCCAGTTGGCCAGCAACGTCTCGCCCGACGGGCTTAGCGCGAAGCTTGCGAAGCCATGGCGTTCGAGCAGGGCCAGCGGGTCCTCCCCCCGCGCCAGCCGGGCGAAGGGCACGAGCAGCGAGGCTCCAACCGAGACGCGGATCGCCTTTCGGTACAGCGGGTCGCAGCAATCCGCGTCGAGCAGCACCGCCTTTGCGCCAAATGCGGCGGCGTTGCGGAAGATGCCGCCCATGTTGTCGTGATTGGCGATCCCCGACACGAACAGCACGTCCGCCCCGCTTGCGTCCTCGCCGGCGATGCCGCCGAGCAGCGAGTCCGCGCTTGGGCTCTCAACACGACGGCCGATCGCCAGGATGCCCCGGTGCATCGGAAAGCCGGCGACCCCGTCGATCACCGGCTGCTCGGCGGCGAACACCGGCACATCCTCGGGCAGCCCGGACAACAGCGGCGCGAGCGCGGCCACCCGCTTGGCGGCGATCAGGAGCGACACGGGCCAATGGGCGCCCGAAGCCACCAGCTTCTCCACCACCACCCGTCCCTCGGCGACGAACAATCCTTGCCGCCCGACCAGGTCGCGCTCGCGGATGTCGCGATACGCTTCGATGCGCGGGTCGTCGGGATCGGTGATGGAGACGAGGCTGGGCAT